TGTCGTCTCCAAGAATTGTATACTTGGGAAGGTTGTTGATGGTATCTTGCAGTTTTTCTGACTCAAGCTTTTTTTTCTGGTAATAGCGTTCAAACTCATCTAGGACATTTTGCTGGCCTAGCTTGTAGCAAGCCCACATGGATGCCATTGTGATTATTGTAAGTGATATAGCGAATGTAAGTGTCATTATATGGTTTTCCTACTTTGATGTGACTAAAACGATTGAAGTCAACTGATTGTTAGTTTCGGCATCGAACAAGTCTTCCTCCACCATCTTTACTGGATAAACATCCGAATCGTAAGTGCGCCTGTAATTAATATCTACATGACGAGGATCGACTCCGTTGTCCTTACAAGTTTTTAGAATGCGATTTATTAGTGTTTGTGCTTTCATATTTATTTATTAGTTGTGTTATTCTTCAATGGATGCTTCAACGCATGAATCGCAATAACCGCCCTCATTCAATACGCGAACAGGATATTTTGTGCGGCATTCTGTGCATTTAATTTCAAATCCAGAGATGCGATGATCTGCACACATTGACGCAATCCCAATAGGCATATAACCTCCATTTATGGAAAGATATCGCTGGCGAGTCGTTCTGTGAGTGATTGCTTTTATGGTCATTGGGTTGGCTTGTATTATTTAGTTATTTTAGTTATCCTTTGATGTTCCAGACAAAAAGACCTAGTGCCAATACTGGAATGATGATTTCACCGACCTTGAAGGCGACGATTGCAAAGCAGATTATTGTTTCCATTTAGTCTACCTTCACAAGTCGCGCCAATGTATCAAGGAAAGCACAGAATGCCTCGTCAAAATCGAGCCAACCTGAATTATGTTTATTATGCTCGACATAGAATCGAATCTTGCCTTGGTTCAGATCAGACGACACGCGAAATTGGTTTCCATGTCCTGTATACAATTCGATGCGGCGTGAAGTTGATGACCTACAGCAAATGTCGCTCAGCTTCTCTTTCCTTATACTATACCCGCTTACTGACCTCAAGGGTAAATCCTTCAGCTCGTTATAAACATCAAGGAAGGGTTTCATTGCAGTCTCTTCCGCTTCACTTCTTGCCGTCTGCTCTGCCTTCTTAGCGTTCTCCTTTGCTGTTTCCAAATCCTGCCTTGCTTTGATTATGTCTTTTATATTGCTCATATTTATTTATTTAGTTTAGATTACATTACGATCATTGTGCTTATTCTTGTCACGCATACCTTTACATTGCATTTCTCCCTCCACCACCCCTCCCCCTGTTTCACAATCCAATCTTTAAACCGATACTCAACTATAGATTGCAGGATGCGCCTTGCTCCCTCATGCGTTAGCTTGTATGGTCGAATTAACATAGTTTGATTTTCGTATTTGCCTGTAGTGTAGTTAATAGTGTTTGCTATTTTCATATTTATTTTTTTATTGTTATTACATTACGATCAGATGATCCTTTGCCCATTCCTTGCTTATACCTAGTTTGCTGATGATTTTTTTCTTGATTGCTTCTTTAATATCTTGTTTGCGGGAATACTCCGACACGCCTTGCTGGTATCCTTCGCTGTATTCTACCCTGTCTTGACTGGATTCAAATTGATTATTGTCTACGCCAGATTCAATTCCTGCATCAAATCCCGCCTTGTATGCTTTAGTTTTCATATGTTGTATGCTATCCTTCCAATTTTGTAGCCAGATCAACAAGGTCTGTGACGCTTGCGCCTGCCGCTTTTATGATTTCTTCCTCCTGCTCATAGGTCATGTCTTTATTCAGAATGACAAACGCCTTTTTAAGAAGCTCTGTTTCAAATGCGGTAAGTTTTTTCATGTTGGTTTTTATTTGTTGGCTTGGAACATATTACACTCTGTCATTTCATTGATGCGAGAATCTGTGCTGTCTGCCTCTTCAGTTCCGCATATTGGGCAAGTTGTGCGGTCTGCTTTGGAGTGTATATATCTCTCCTTGCACTCGCAGTCCCAATGGGTATCAAGTGTTTTTACTGATTTCGCGGCATAAGATTTCATATTGGATATCAAATCGTTTGGCAAATCGGAGGAGTTAAGTAGCACTCTAAATTGATCCACGGCATAAGCCAATCTGTCATCACCGATTTGTTCAGCTAAATCAGTAAGAGCAATTATGTAATCGTTTATTGTGTGTGTTTTCATTATGTTTTTTATTGTTTGATTGAGTCGATGATGGCTTGCATTTGTTTGCTCAAATAATCGGCGCATTGCTCTCGATCATAGTCGTTTAATACGTCAATTGCTTCTGATAGTAATTTTACTAATTCTAAAACTGCATTTTCTTTGGTCATATTTATTTTCTATTTTTATTTGCGTTGCTGTAATTTCGCATTATGTCTAGTAATGCTTCGGTAATTATCTGTTTAGTTTGTTCCGCTTCCATGTCTGCAATGCCTTGCGAATCGCTTCTATCTAGCCCTTCGCTTTCGAGCTGAGTGACCCTAGCAAGCCAATCTGTGTGCCTTGGGCTGTCTTGGTGTGATGGGGGTAATTTCATGCTGTAGGAACGCTGAATTTTGCAATGATGTTGCCTAGTGTTAACCTATTAAATGCAGGGTCTTCGTCTTCGCTTTCCCACTCGTATATCTCGTATTTGTGGCGAGTATTGCTTAGTTTTCCGCAATGATCATCCCAATCCCATCTGCGAATAACTGCAAGTTCTCCCCAGATTGCCTGTCCTCCGCAATGCGGATTCCCTTGGTCTTCTAATGGCGTTAGATATGTCAGATTCTCAATCTCGCTTTGTTCTTGTGGGTTTATTGTTTTCATGCTTTTCCCTCCGCCTTGGCAATTGCAAGCCTTGCCGATTGCATCACTTTGCACTTCGGGTTGCGAAGCATATCCTCTGTGACCATCAATGCCTTTAATGCGTCCAGCAAATCTGGAGCTGAGGCGATTAAATGAGCATTGGCAATGCCTTCGTTTATGTGAGGAGCGAAGGTTTGAACGCTGGCAAGGGTCAATGCGCCTTGCGGATGGCTTAGGCTTTCACTTGATCCGTCTACCACCTTGATAGTTGTGAAGCTTGAATCATTCATGTCCTCGTCAATTTGAACAAGCCAAGGTGCTTGGGTGTGGTTTGCTGTCATAGTCCGTTTCTTTCGATGTATTGAGCCAATGCGCTAAAAAGTGAGAGCATTGCAATGGTGAAAATTAGTGTGATTAGTGGGGCTGAGAGTTTATCTAGTGTTTCCATGTTTATTGGTTTGAGATTGCGTTTGCCTTGGCTTTACTTGCGCCATGCGGTAGGAATCCAATGATGACAGAGCGATTGACTCTTGAACATAATTGGCAATTCGCGCACGTTATATCATCCCTTTGCTGTGCAGGGCAGACAATGCCCTTGCGTCCCGCTGGTGTGTAGAAGGTGTTAGGTGTTCCGAATGGTACGACACTAACCACAGGCCCGATATTTAAATCGGAAAGCTTATCGGCATGAGTGAGACTATTGCCAGATAGGTTAATGGTGAACCCTCCTTTGTTTGCTTCCATGACAGCATCTCGATTATTCTCATTTTCTTCGCATGGTTTATGAGTGTAAGTAAAGCCCCTTCTGCCCTTGTTCGCATCCACTAGGGTTTTCAATGCGTCCGTGTCAATGTGATCGCCGATACCTGCCAAATCACCAGCTTGGTTGTGTCGCCACACTTGGCCACGAGGAAAACCCTTGATCTGCTTTGCTAGGATTTGCAACGTATCGCCACGCAATTTTTTTGTGACCTTTGCCCAATGCATGGCAAGTGGCCCTCCCTTAGCGTAGCATCCGCCCGCCTTTAATGGGCAAGCATCTGGACAGGTCTCTTGTGAGCTTGTTGTTACTGGTATGGGGCCGGTTTTCACGTTCCCGCTGATTTTTGATAAGTGGATGTTCATTTTACTGATTTTCGTCTTCTAAAATACCCAATGCGATTTCTTTGCAATATTCCAACTTATCTTCAAAGTCATCTGACACTTGTTTGCCTTTATCCATTAACCTCCAAGCATTTCGCCATGAACCACTTTTATGTGATGCTACTTTGCATTTTATATATTGAAATCTGCCATCAATCGACTCGTATCCTTGTTCTGTTTTCTTTATCTTCATATTCATTTTAAAATAATGCTAGTGCATTTTCCGCTTCCTCTTGTGACAAGATCAAATCCGTACCGCAGTCCAAATATGCATGGATTCCTGTCGATTGTTGCCAGCAATACAGGAGGATTTTCCCTGATCTGGATTTGAAGGGCTTTTCTGTCCCGCCACATGCGGGAATCCAGCTCCCGTTTTTTGCCTTATCTTCCATGATTTTGATTAGTTCTGAGATGTTCATTTTTTGGAATTCTATTGATTGACTGAAGGGCATGATTGCGAAGATGGGAAGGATTGGAGTTGTCTGCCGATTGTCTTTGAATTGCTGTTTGCATTGTTTGCATAGTCACGGATCAGCTTTTCTTTAAAGCAAAATCCTTTCATGTAGGCTGTGATTGCCACATCTAATTCCTTCGCTGTGACGTGTCCATGTGTCATGACATGTGACCCGTCTAGCATGATAGAATAGCCACGCCCATTTCCTGCGCATTGGCTGGAAAGTTGAAATCTAATGCCGGTAACGTTGTAAAGATATTCCATGCGTCCGATGATTTCTTTTTTTGTGATTTTCATAAGGTATGTATTTATTTATTTGGTTTTTTGTTGTTAGGCGTTTGAAATTAATTGCATGAATCGTTCGCGTGTCTTTGCTGGTGTTCCCTGTGGATGCGCGACCCACAAAGACCGCCCTGTGGATTTCACAAAGCGGGAGGGTTTCCCACTCCCGCATTTTACCCATTGTCCGCATTGTAATTTTATTTGACCCGAAAGGATTGCTGATTGTATTGAATGATTCCAAAGATCAAGAGTTGTAAGGTATTTCATAAGATTTTTTTTATTTGGTTGGGTTGGGTTGGGTTTATTCTTCAATAGATGATTCAACGCATGAGTCACAATAGCCGCCAGCATTCAAGACACGAACAGGATACTTAGTGCGGCACTCTGTGCATTTGATTTCAAATCCAGAGATTCGGTGATCTGCACACATGGAAGCGATACCGATCGGAAGCAATCCTCCGTCAACGGAAAGGAAACGCTCGCCTGTTGTTTTATTAATAAGTGATTTGATTGTCATTTTTTTTGGTTGGTTGAATTATGGCAAAGGCGTGGCCGATGTTGGATTTAGAATGCCACAGATAATCTCATCACCAAGATATTTTTTCAATTATTTTCACGCTCGCACAAGAGCATGAACACTAGCGCAAACGATACCGGCGACCGCTCACCCGCATAAACACAGGCGCAAATATTTTTCACGCATTAAAAAATAAAAAAGAAAAAGATTGACACTCGCAAAGCCGCATCAATCCTCGATCTACGGACAGCGAGTGATTTTCGATTTTATCGGAAAGAACGAATCAGCGAACGATTTACGCCATCGAATGAAAAAACGTTTTGCAAAGATTGGAAAACTCATAAACATGAGATTTCAAATCGGACTGAATAAATATGACGAATACAGGCGACGAACAAGCGGGAAAGATGAGAGGAAAACCAGCGACGAGAGTTGCAACAAATGGTGATTGCGTAGCAAATTTTAAACACCAGTTTTTTTTCGTGTCAAGATGTTTTTGATATGAGTGATGAGATCACCAAAAGAAAAGTGGGCAGGCCGTCAATCAAATCACCAGAAGTGATTGAGGAAATCATTGAACGATTGACCAAGGGCGAAACAATGCGAAGCATTTGCAACGATTCTAGAATGCCGTCAATCATGACGATTTTCAGATGGGAGTCGGAATGTTCAGAATTTAGTGAACTATCCGCACGGGCACGCGAAAGGGGAACTCACCAGCTCGCCGACGAATGCATAGCCATTGCAGATGATCCCATGTTAGACCCTGCAGACAAGCGGGTGAGGATTGACACTAGGATTCGACTGATTGGCAAGTGGAACCAGAAGAAATACGGCGACAAGATAGAAGTTGAAGCGAACCAATCGAGCAACATCAAGTTGAGTTTTACCATTCCACACCGAGATGCTCCTGTGGATATCCTCGAGCTGGAATCCCCCGATAGCGTGGCAATACAGGACAGGGTAGGGTCACAGGCAAATATTGCCCATGCAGATATTGCCGATATTGATCCGATTGAGATTGATAGGAACTAGGCAGATAATACCGCCCGCAGATAAACCGCAGATAATACGCATATAAATAAACATGAGATTTCACGTTTTAGGATTACCGCATACCGTCACCTCGAAGGATTTTAACGCCTGCGCATATACAGCCAAGGCCCTCAAATTCTCGAAAATGATGACCAGCCGAGGGCATGAAGTCATCCACTATGGCCACGAGGATTCAGACCTCCAATGCACCGAACACGTATCAGTTTTAACTAATGATGATTTTGCCAAAAGCTATGGGTCGCACGATTGGCGTAAAACGTTTTTTAAATTTGACACTGGTGATCACGCATATCAGACGTTCTACACAAACGCCATCCGAGAGGTTGGCAAACGTAAACAGAAAAACGATTTCATTTTGCCTTTTTGGGGTAGTGGAGTTAGGCCGATCTGTGACGCTCATCCAGATTTGATTTGCGTGGAACCCGGGATAGGATACGCAGGAGGGCATTGGGCACGTTGGAAGATATTCGAGAGCTATGCCATTTATCACGCATATTGTGGCATGCAAGCTGTTGGAAATTGCCGCCAAGACAATTACGAGATTGTCATCCCCAACTATTTCGACCCCGCCGATTTTACCTTCCAAGCCGATAAACAGGATTACTTCTTATATCTCGGGAGGGTTTACTCTGGTAAAGGTGTAGACATAGCAATTCAAGCCACCGAGAGAGCGGGAGTGAAGCTCGTAATTGCAGGGCAGAAGGAAGAGGGATACAAACTACCGCCCCACGTTGAATATGTAGGATACGCCAACACAGAGACACGCAGAAAGCTAATGGCAAACGCCAAGGCCTCATTCCTGCCCTCGCAATACGTTGAACCATTTGGAGGCGTACAGATTGAAAACCTATTAAGCGGAACTCCAACGATAACGACAGATTGGGGAAGCTTTGCAGAGAATAACCTCCACGGCGTGACAGGATACCGCTGTCGCACGATGGGAGACTTTGTCGACGCAATCAAAAACATTGACCGCATACGCCCAGAAAATTGCCAAGCTTTCGGACTGAATTTCACTTTGGACAGGGTTGCGCCAATGTATGAGAAATATTTTGCCGATGTTCTGGATGTTTATAATGGGGCTGGATGGTATGCAGACGGCAACGGCATTGACGCAATGACACGTTACTTTCCAGCGATTGACTAGAAAATCTCGTGACAAATACCACCCACTTTTTGTCACAAGATTGACCAGCAAAGGCGACACTATCCAACGCAATGAACCACCAAGACGACAAAGACCAAGACGAAGACGCACCCAAAGGATTGACAGACATAGAAGAATCGGCGTTCTATGAGAGCGGACTATCTGCCCACGGATGTATCGACAATCTGGATTCCTACGCAATGGAAAGCATCAAACGATATGGAATCATTCTATTTAAAGCCGCATACAAAGATGCGACCGCATTCAAAGCATACAAAGAATACACAGGATTGATACTGGATTCAAAGAGGCTAAAAGATGAACTAGCAGAGGTAAAAGAACGATGCGAAAAACTAGAGAAGGCGATGAAATACTCCCCATCTGGTGAATCTTTGCTATGTAAATTCATTCAAGCCACGCAAGACATACACGAAGCAAGAGAAGAAATCAGACTATTGAAAGCAATTATGGACGTGATGAAAGACAAAGCAAATGAGTGATTACACATTTGAGAGTGAATATTGGGGCGATTGCACGAATACGTTCGATGAAGACCAGAAGCATTACATTTACGGATTATACATGGGATTGGACAGGGTAGGATACTCTTTTGACGTTTATGGACGATCCATCATTGACATAGGGGGAGGGCCAACCTCCATGCTATTAAAGACAAAGAACCTAGGAAAAGCTTTGGTAGTTGATCCGTTATTTTACCCACAATGGACATATGCAAGGTATGATGCAAAGGGCATCAATTATTCGGTGATTAGAGGAGAGGATTTGACCCGTGATGGATTCGATGAATGCTGGATTTATAATTGTTTACAGCATACGGATGACCCTGCAAAGATTATTGCCAATGGACTAAGAGCCGCAAGGACGTTGAGAATCTTTGAATGGGTAGACATTCCAGCCCATGAAGGACATCCCCAAGAAATCACAAAAAAACTT